TGTGACCACAAGTCACTTCTCCGCAGGATACCGGTTTTTCTATCCGGACCTGGAGACTGCGCTCGACGATTTGAGGCGATTTGAGGCAGACGCTAATACCCTTTTGGGGACGCGTCTTGATCCAGAAGTTCTCTGGAACCTCACACCCTGGACCTGGCTTGTCGACTGGTTCCTGAATTTTGGGGACGTGGTTGGAAACATATCCGCCATTGCAGCCGACAATCTTGTGATTCAATACGCTTATCTCATGCGGGAAACGGTGGAAGACCGTGAGGTCTACCTTCCGCGTGGCTTCTGGTTCCGCGACGGGAATAACACCCAGCGTTGGAACAATAAGCCATACCTGTACGAGTCCCGGCTTGTCCGGAAGAAGCGCAGTAAATCATCACCATTCGGGTTTGGCCTTACCCCTGAGATGTTTACACCTCAGCAATGGGCTATCCTAGCGGCTTTGGGGATTTCCCACGGCCTAAAATAGAAACCTCTACAAAATGGAGGTCTATCCTGTAAGGAGAATTGCCAATGGCACTGTCGGATCCTCAGACTGTCACTATCGGCGCGGGAGCTGTTACGCTTCCTCGCGTCGCAAGTGGCGACTACCGAGCTGTTTACCAGAAGGATGACGGTTTCGTCACCCTCAAGGTGCAGCATCTGCCGTCGAAGAATTCGACGCGTCGATCGGTTCGTCTCGAAACGATCGATGTTGCAGCTGATCCGCTGATGGCAGGCGTGAACCGTGAGGTTCCGTTCGCGATCACGATCTCGGTTCAGTCCCCTTCTGTGGGGCTGAGTATCGCGCAGCAGAAGGAAAAGGCGATGGCGCTTCTTAACGCCCTCACCGCTTCTTCTGGTGCACTGCTGACCAAGGTTCTGGGAGGTGAGAGCTAAGCTCTCATCTTGGACCCGACGCCACTGGCTAATGGATGAGTCACCTTGAAAGGGACCCATGAAAAGCCAAATGGTTTTCCTACAGATGCTCTGCGAAGATGTGCAGAGCAGATGTTGCACTAGCACCCAACGCGACTATGAAACAATGTCGCGTCGCGTCGAACACGAAGGGATGTCGTTTTTAACGATTACCCTGCCGTCCTTTGCAAACGATTTTCATCGTGCGCTAGATAACGGATGTGTCGACCCCTCCTTGTTTGCGCAGTTTGGCAGACGAGGTAAGCTCCCCAAATTTCTGGGAGGGCTATTGGGTCAAGTGTTCGATGCTGGTAGTGGAAGGTTGCTTGATGATCCCTCTGTGGACGCGATCCAAGCCATTCGCCAGATAACAATGGCGTTCGGCAAGGTGAAGCTTGACTGTTCTTATGAACGAGTACAGGCAGCGTACCAGGAATACATCAAGTGTGAGTCGGACATCCGCGCTGGTGATCTCGCTCGTAGCCCTCGTGATTACGTGGACTTCGAGCGTATGGCTCATCTCCTCTGGAGACGTGTCAATTCCCGTCTCGATCGAAGGATCTACGACGGAGACCTGATCCCAGCACATGGTCCAGGCGCCACATCTGACGGCCTTCGCGGCAATCAGAAGTTCACCCTAAAAGAGTGGACATGGCGCATGGAGGAGCTATTCCCTTATATTGAATGGGCAGCTCCCGTATACTCACTTTACGAGTGGGTCAACGAACATGTGGATTTTCGCGAACCCGGGAGGGAGCGACCTGTAAAGGTCATCCACGTCCCTAAAACGCTCAAAACGCCCCGAATCATCGCCGAGGAACCGACCTGCATGATGTTTGTGCAGCAGGGGATCTTGGAGATGATGAAGGAAGAGTTTCGCGCGGATAGCAATACCCGCGCGTTCGTGTGCTTTGACTCTCAGCTGCCTAACCAGCAGCTTGCGAGGGCGGGCTCACGTTCTGGTGACTTGGCTACCCTAGACTTAAAGGAGGCCAGTGACCGCGTTTCGAATCAGCTTGTCAACTCACTGTTTGCTAACTTCCCGTGGATACGGGAGGCAGTGCAGGTTGTGAGGTCAACACGGGCTGATGTCAATGGCGAGATAATTGAACTCGCCAAGTACGCGTCTATGGGTTCAGCGCTCACTTTTCCCATCGAGGCTTTGGTGTTTTGCACCTTGGTCTTCTTGGGGATTGAGAAAGCGCTCAACCGACCATTGACATCGCGGGACGTAAAACGTTTCCGCGGTGTCGTGCGCGTCTATGGGGACGATATAGTGGTCCCCACGGAATACGTGCCATCCGTGATTGAAGTGCTCGAGCACTATGGTGCGAGGGTTAACACAAACAAGTCTTTCTGGAAAGGAAAATTCCGAGAGTCTTGCGGTGCAGACTTTTACGACGGGCATAACGTTAACGTTGTGCGCGTACGACAGGTCTTCCCCCAATCACGGCGTGATGCGTCAGAGCTCATCGCGACAGTATCTCTTAGAAACCAGCTCTTTGAGCTGGGGTTCGATCGAACTGTCGCTTGGCTGGATTCTCAGGTTTCGAGGATCCTACCAAGATACCCGTTTGTTACACGGGATTCGGGTGCGCTCGGGAAGTGGACTATGGATGGCTCTTTTGATGTCACCCACCGTCACATGGCAGAACAGCGGCCTTTGGTTGAGGCCTATGTACCTGTTCCTAGGATACCACCGAACTCAATCGATGGATATCCTGCGCTTCTTAAGGTGTTTCTGAAGCGGGGCATTGAACCGTTTCAAGACCAGAGACATCTCACGCATAGCGGACGCCCTTCAGTCGTCGACATCAAACTGAAGAGAGTACGTGCTGGTGGACCTACTGGCTACGGCTCGACGGAACCGATGC